GAAAAAACTTGGTGATGTGTTTGAAGTGGAGTTGGTTGAAACCGGCTCTGCTGTGGATGCTCAGGGTAATGAGCATAAGACTTTTACGATAAAGGAGCAATGATATGGCAAGACAAACTTTGAGCAAGCAGACACCCAAGGGACCTTATCCTACTCTGCCGGTTTCCGCCAATGCATTGGATATTTCTTGGACCGCTGCAGACGCAACCAACAAGGAGCAGTTTGTTCCTGGGAATGACACGTTGGTATTGGTGAAAAATGATGCGGTAGCTGCGAAGACCGTGACGTTCACTTCAAAGGCAGATGATAAGAACCGCACGGGTGATGTGAGCGCGTATTCCTTGGGCGCTGGCGAGATCGCGATGTTTCGTTTCAAGAAAGCGGGCTGGATGCAGAGCGACGGCAAGATCTATATGGAGGCTGAGTCCTCCGACATCAAGTATGCAGTGATCCAACTGTAAGGAGAATCATATGAACGAACTTTCGAGCTTTGGAACTCAATTAAAAATTGGCGATGGGGGCACGCCTGAAACATTTGCCAGCGTTTTGAACGTTGGTGATATTGACGGTCCTGACATGAGCCTAGATACGGAAGAGACCACGCATCATGGCAGTGTTGATGGATGGTCTGAATTCATCGGCACGATCTTGAATGGCGGTGAGGTAAGTACCAAAGTTTGGTATGTACCTGGTGAAGCCACTCATGATATGGAAACCGGTTTACAGGCTGACATGATCAATCGTGTGAAACGCAATTTTCAACTTGTTTATCCGGACGCAGGCGAGAATGGTTATGCGTTTGCTGCTCTGGTGACCGGTTGGAAGGTCGGAGCGCCTGTGAAGGGCGTGTTAACTGCGGACCTGAAATTGAAGATCTCTGGTCCTGTCACTGAGTTGCCTTAAGGTGATGCCATGACCAACTATCTGACAAAAGAAAACATCCTGACTGCCAATGATATCAAGCGCGAAGAGGTGCAGGTGCCTGAATGGGGCGGCGTTGTACTAGTGCAAGGCTTGAGTGGCAGGGATCGGGATCAGCTCGAAGCGAGCATGATTCAGGGTAAGGGCAAGGACACGAAGGTGTCACTGGATAATCTGCGAGCAAAGGTCGTGGCGAGATCCATTGTTGATGAAAACGGGAACCGCATTTTTTCTGATGCGGATATCCCAGCCCTGGCGAAGAAAAGCGCCCTGGCTTTGAACCGTGTGTATGAAGTTGCGCAACGTTTGAGCGGCATCAGCCAGGAAGATGTGGATGAGCTGACAAAAAACTCCGAGACCGCCCCGAGCGACGATTCTGGTTCGAGCTAGCTCTTGCCCTGGGCGGGCGCACGGTGGCTGAGTGGCAGGATGCCATGAGCAGCCATGAGTTTTCGGAATGGATGGCTTTCTCTCAGCTGCAACCATTCGGCGAGTGGCGTGATGATTTCCGAATGGCTACGCTGGCTGCGGTAATCGTCAATGTGATGACGAGGACAAAGGAAAGCGACAAGGTCCATACCGCGCAAGACTTTATGCCAGATTTTGAAAAGGCACTCGACGAAGCCAAAGCACAAGAAGATATCAGTGATCAGGAACGCACCTGGCAAAAGGTGAAAACGATCTTTGGTGGTTTGGCGAAGGCAAGCAAAAAGAAAAACGTACCCCCCTCCCCATCAAAGAAACGTTGATGGGGAGGAAGGAATTGCAGATGACAACAATCGCAACTTTGGCAGTTAAGTTGACCGCAGACGCAGCTGGTTTTATTGGCGTAATGGATCAGGCTGAGAAGAAGACTCAGACCTGGTCTTCTAACGTCTCTCAAAATCTTAAGAACGTGGGCGGGGATATTACAAATCTTGGAAGCCGAGCTTCTACGTATTTGACATTGCCACTCCTTGCGGCAGGGACTGCAGCAGTAAATTATGCAAGCGACCTTGAGGAAACAAAATCAAAAGCGAGCGTCATCTTTGGAGAAATGGCAGAGGATCTTTTTAAGTGGAGCAATACTTCTGCCACGACTTTTGGTCAATCTCAAAAACAGGCTTTGGATGGCGCAAGTAACTTCGCAATATTTGGTCGTGCTGCTAATCTATCAAATGACGACTTGTTAAATTTTGCAAAAACGAATACGGAGCTGGCATCTGATCTGGCGTCGTTTTTCAACACGTCACCTGAAGAAGCGATCACTGCACTTGGCGCTGCTTATCGTGGCGAGAGTGAACCAATCCGTAAGTATGGCGTGCTTTTGAATGAGGCAGCATTACAACAGCAAGCCTTAACAATGGGTTTGATCAGTGAGATTGGTCCGTTGACACAACAGCAACGCATCATGGCGGCATATGAATTGATCATAAAGCAGACCGCTGTAGCGCAAGGTGACTTTGCCAGGACTGCTGAGGGTGTGGCGAATCAGACAAGGATTGCACGTGCTCAATTTGAGGATGCGGCGGCTGCGCTAGGCGTGCAGCTTTTGCCCTATGCCCTGCAGTTGATCCAATGGATCAGCAAAGCCATCACATGGTTCGAAGCTCTGACCCCACAACAGCAGAAATGGGTAATCGGTTTCCTTGCGATCGCAGCTGCGGTGGGTCCGTTGTTGGTGGTGATTGGGTCATTGATCACGGCGGTGGGTGCGATTGTAGGTGTGATCGGTGCCATCACTACACCGGTCTTAATCGTGATCGGTGTGATCGCGGCATTGATCGCCATTGGGGTGCTGTTATATCAGGCTTGGCAGAACAACTGGCTTGGTATTCGACAGGTGGTGGATTGGGTCTTGACCTATATCAAGACGATTGTGGCTGCCTGGCAGGCGGCTTTCAGTGGTGATTGGTACCGGTTTGGTCAACTTTTGCGGCAGGCATGGGACATGTTGTGGAAGGTGATCGCCAGTGCAGTGAGCAATGCTGGCAGTGCAATCAAAGCCGCATTGAGCACAGCAATGACCAATGCCATGACGGCGTTGAAGAATTTCAATTGGGCTGATGCTGGCAAGAACATTGTGCTTGGTATTCGGAATGGCATTCTCGGGAATGTACGCTTTGCAGTAAATGCTGTGATCGCAATGGGTGAAGCTGTAATGGCTGCCATCAAAGGCTTCTTTGGCATCGCCTCGCCTGCGAAACTACTTCAGAAGGAAGTTGCACCGTGGCTGGTGAAAGGTGCATTCGATTGGACGCCATTCGTAAACCGTTCACTGTTCCAACCAGCTTTTGCGCGCGTGCCTGGCATCACTGCGGGATTGATGCGTGAGAGCACTGCAAAGAGCAATGGAGGTATTACGCTGATGAACTATGGCACTGTGATGATGCCTGAAGGCGGCGATGTAAGCAATAGCTTATTAAGGCAGTTAGGATAACCATGAATATTCAGGATCTTGAATTAGTTTCTTTCGATGGTCATGTTTTGAACGATGCCACATATGGGGCGGAGATCCCCATTGATGTGCCACCCCAAGCTGAGGCGGGTATTGTGGCGGTGCCGCGTGCTGGGACGTTCCCGAAATATGCCGGGTTCACACTGGATGGTCGCACGTTGCCAATCCATATTTATTCGAAAGATGGAAGCGGGGTGGGCAATCTAATCGAGTGGTTTCCTATCGATGAAAAAGACCTGAAGGTGTTGGTGGTTCGTAATAAAACCGATGACTCTCTTTGGTATTGGAACGCCAGAGTTAAGAGCACGCCAAGATTGAAGTACAACAAGTTGGAAGTTATTTTTTGGACAGATGACCCAATCTGGCGATCTGACACGATGAACAGTGTAAGCTGGAATATCACTGGCACGGGGCAGACCAATGATTTTACGGTTGGTGGAAACCGATTTGCCCGCCCGATTTTTCGAGTTGGTCCAACATCTCCACGCACTGGAGGATTTGGATACGTGCGATATGTGGCATTAGCAAACCGAATTAAATCCACCTACATTGATTCGCTCAACCTTGCTGATGGGGATTGGAATACGGCTGCCCTGGTCTCTGGCGGAAAGATGCTCAGTAGCGGGAACGACCTGCGAATATTTAGTGATGTCAGCGGGCAGGAAGTGTATCGATGGTTTGGCGGTGGTGGAATCAATTCCACCACTACGAGACCCGTTGTTAATGTCACTCTGCCCGCGATGATCTATCTTACATTATCAGGATCCATTGCAAGCAGTGGCGCGGTTTCTACCATTTCTGTAAAAAATACATCTGACAATAAGGCGGCATTAGCCGCCCTGGCTAAGCAACCTTATAAAGTTCTTGCCATTGATCTAGGTAATGGGCAACAGGAAATATTTACGTACACCGATGTGAATTTGAATGCCCTGCAAATCACCGGCGTGACACGAGCTCAAAAGCTATCTGCAATGATGAGCCACAGTGATGGCGCAGCCATACGACATGTGACCGGCTATTGGGTGATGTATGGAAATTCCAGCATGGATGCACCGGGCGCTGGAGATGATTATCTACCAATGTATGTACTGTCATCGTTTGCGAATGCTTCCCGTTCACTGACGAGTTTTTATGCACCCCTTCAGCCCGAACGCCTTGGACAATTCTTTCCTAAAATCATCAAGAATGTTGGTGAGCAATCTCATGTCTATACGGCAGACCATGTATCTTATGCCGATGTAGCAACCGAGATGGGCATGGCAATTCGAGCATTCCTTTCCGGCACCAGCTGGAAGGCACCCACTGCAACGTTGGCATGGGACTTCTATCATCCTGCAGGCATGACCAATGTGAGCATGGATGGCGAGAAGTATCGAAAATCGACAGGGTTTCCAATCGTGGCAGCGTTGAAGAAAAGCACCAATGGCTCTACATACAGTTCGGTGGCAAATGAAGCAGCACCTGCAACTGCCAATGTCTGGACGGCATTGGCTACCTTGACCGGTTCGAAGAGCCTGAGTGGAACGTTTTCTTATATTCGCTTTGAGTTTGGCGGGACTGTGGCTGCTGGTATTGCAGAGAATTATGCAGCCATCGAACTGGATAATTTGGTCTTGACCCTTGATAGCGCAAATTTGCCTTTGATCTGGTTTGGAAGTGAGAACAACAATAACTATGAAGATTTCCGAATCACCAACAACACGAATGGGCATTGGCTTGAAGTCTCTTATCCTGTCCCTGTGAACGATGCGATCATCATTGATACAGAGAATCTTGAGGCATATCGTGAAAGCGATGGAAGTGCAATCCCCATCCGACTGGATGATGAGAACCGGGTGGAGTGGCTGCCGTTTGAGCCTGGTGTGGTAAATACCCTGCAGTATGACGAAACGGGCGCGAATGCGTTGACCATTGACACTGAGTGGGAGGATCGGAATCAATGAGCCGTGTGACTGCTTTCAATAAACATGGCATCATGGTTGGTGACCTGCGTGCGCAAACCAAACGCACCTACACACTTGCCAGCACGGGTGTGATCGGGCAGTGTGATTTTGATATCTCAACCTTTGATTCTCATGCGAGGCTGAAGTTCCTGGAATATGGAAACTTTGTTTTAGTACGCCAGGACAATCTGCCTGATTGGCTTGGGATTATTTACCCTCCACGAGGGAGGCGGTTTGGGTCTGTCTCTGTCAGGGCGTATCAGATCGAGAACCTTTTGTATTGGAGAACAACCCCCACCCAAAAATACACCGGGTCTGCAGGATCGATCTTTCAACAGATCCTGACATGGACAAATTCTGCCAGAAACAACGATAAGTTGATCAAGCCTGGGATCATTTATAGTGATGGAAATTCCAGAGAAGAAACGACAGGCAATGATGCGCTTTCGCATGTTGTGTCCGTTGCGAAACGCAGCGGGCAGGATTTTGATATCAAATATTCCATCGATAGCGGCAAGCTGGTGCTTACGGGTAATTGGTATGCAATGAAGGGGATCGATACCGGGAAGTATTTCCGTGAAGGTCATAACATTGAGGCAAAAGATAATGTGATGGAAGATAACGGGGAGATTTTCAACGATCTTACCGGAATTAGCGATGCCTCAACGCCTAATACCCGGATGACATCGAATCTCTATTCTGATGCATCTATTGATCGCTATGGTCTGTATCAGAAAAATATTGTTTATAGCGGCGTAACCCAGCAGGCAACGTTGAACAGCAACGTGCTGGAGCAATTGATACGAACTATGGAGCCCGAAAAGGTTTTTGACCTTGTGGCGTTGAACGTGGGTGATACTTATCAGTATCTTGATACAGGCAATATATGGAATGTTGACATGAATTATGTGTGGCTGCAGGACGAGAAGTTCGTGACCCAACCCAAGGTGCGCATTCTGGGCATGGAAGTGGACGATGCCATTGAAAAGGTACGAATCATTTCGGAGATCGCATATGTCAGTTAACCCTTTGGAAGATCTCAAATATGGTCGCCGAACTTTAAACGTTGCGCGTTTCCGCGAAGTTGATCATGACCTTTACATGGCGAAGATCAAGAACGTGACAGGCGAAAGCCTGGATGAAATGGCACCAGAGATCGGGCAGCTTGATTATCGAGCAGTGGATGAGAATGGAAAACTGCGCATGATCATGAGCGCCATTAATCTATTAGCGGATTTTGGAATCTCTGCGCACTTTGCTGGTTTCAAGGAAGATGGAGTTTCGCCGTCTTTTTGGGCTGATGCCGATTATGGCGCGCTTGCAGCTTTGGGTGGTAATCTCTTAGTAGACGGCGATGGTTTGAGCATTTTTGGGCTAGTGTTGGCTCAATATTTTGAGGCGACGAATGGGAGCGAGACGAGACGCTTTTACATTGGTATGACCCTGCCACAAGATGAAACGGTGCCAGTACTAACAATGCAATACACTGGACCGGAAGCAACAAACCTGGCAACCAACGGAGATTTTGAGGATGGCGATCTTACAGGGTGGACAGATGCAAACTCGGCATGGGAGGTGATCGATTCGTCGCCTTATGAGGGGACATATGCAGCGAAGCACGATGGAACGCTGGGTATCTATGGCGGCAATCTGGTGAAGGATACCGCTGCAGTAAGCCCCGGGGATGTGGTGTTGATCGGTTTCGCGCACAAACGCGAGGTTGGCATTCTTGCCGGGAAGTTGAAGATCGAATGGTTGACGGCTGGAAGTGCGGTGATCTCAACAGATTATATCTATGGGACGACGGGGAGTTCATGGACTTCGTACCTGCAAAACTTTGTTGCTCCGGCAACGGCAGCAAGTGTGCGGTGTACGTTTGTGCCGGGTGACCCGTTCAATATTGAGCATATTGATGCGCTATCCATCACAGTGACTGACACGCTGGTGGAGCTGCGTTTTACGGATGCCGGGTTGAAGTATTTTTACAATGGTTCAGAGGTGAATCTCTTTCCGGAATATAAGCAGGCGGCGGTGTTGTGGACGGCGGAAATGATCGCGTCTGTGACGACTGCGATCACAAGAGACGCGCTGCAATATCATAACCTTTATGTTGGACCGACTGCCGGAAATGCAAACGACCTTGATGAATTCACATGGCATTTTACGATCAAGAGCGGCAGTACCTACTCGATCAATCTTTTAGGTATTACTGCCACAAATTGCGGAAAGACAGATCTGTATATTGACGGAGTATCTGTTGCCACGGCTATTGATTGGTATTCGGGCAGTACCACGAACAATGTCGAGAAAACCGCTTCGGGTATCACGTTGACAGAAGGCGCGCATATTTTGAAAGTGAAGGTGAACGGAAAACATGCCTCAAGCACAGATTACCGTTTTTTGATCACTCAGATCACCATCAAGCCGAGTGCGTATTCGTAAAAGGAAAAAAGGAGCTAAGCATGGAATTGATTCGTAGTGAAACAGAACGGGGACGAGTGGCTTATTCGTTGCAGGTGCCGCGGGCAGGTGTGACCGTGCGCGTGCCGTGGGTGGATGGTTGGGCTGCACTCGATGACAATGACGACAATGACCTGGTAGTGGTTCATGACAATGAGGATCTGCCAGTGTTGTGCATTAATACCGGCGTGGCTGATCGAATCGTGCCTTCGGTTGGGGAGTGGTCGTTGGAGATCAACGACGGCGAGGTTGTGCATGCGTTCCAGATGGTCTATGAGGGACGCAATTTGTTGACGATATCTGCACAGGGTTCTTAGGAGCAAAATGGCAGTTCAATTCAGTTCTTCTGCTCAGCAAGAGATCAAGTTTTCGGCACCTACAAATGCGTTGGGGTTGACGAGCAAGACGATCTTTTTGAATTACACGCCAGCATCAGACACTCAGCGCACGTTGATGTATATTGTGCCGGTTGACCAAGTGTTGGACACGGATGAATATAACCGCGTGCAGCATTACACTGGGCGTAAACTCGAGTTTGTGGCGCATTTTTCGACGATGGATGGCATTTGGAGAACAACAAATGCATGCCTGACCTTGAATGCTGAGAATAAGATCATGATCGTGTATGACGGGGCTTCGACTGCCAATAACCCAACGATCTATGTGAACGGGGTTTCGGTGGCGGTGACAAGGACCGTTGCGCCATCTGGCACCTACCGAAGCGGCACGAGTGGTATGGCGATTTATATCGGTGGCATTGCAGGGCTGGTCTCTGCACCAGACGGGAAGATCAAGGACGTGCGGATTTATTCGGGTTCGAAGACATCAGGTCAGGCGCTGTCGATCGCGAGTGAGGTATTAGAATCATCACAAAACATAGATGAGACAAATTTGAAATTTCATGCGTCATTATCGATGTGTAAAGATCTGACCTACAGCGCATTGTATGGGACGCCTTTCGCTGGGGCGACCTTGGGAAGTTCGAACGAGTTTTATGACCGTATCAATGGGTATGTTGGTGTGCCAAGTGGGAGTCCGGTTGGGGCTAGTTAATATAGATTGATAAAAGGTACAAAAAGACCGCGCAGGTTAGCGCGGTCTTTTTGTCGAGGCAATAAAATGGTACTGGATTATGTGCCTACGGAGAGGCGGTCCCGAGGGGGAGCGGGGTGTAGGCACATTATTTCGTTTGGGTGGCAGGGGTGGAGGATGGTCTGGATCTTGTTCACTTGGGTCTGGGGGGTGGTCGGTGGGAAGCGGTTGGTCTGGGTCGGGGGTAAAGATATAGATGGTGCCACGTAGTTTATTTTCTTCGCGGTCTACATCGATGTAGGCTATGAGCCCTCGCAGGAGGGCTTTTTTTGTTTGTTCATCTTTGCCGGTGAGTATGTTTTTGATCTTTTGGATGTATAGGAATATTTCGAATTCTGTGAATTGGCGGGGTGCGTAGGGCTGCTGGTTTTCGAGCTGCGAGAGTTGGAATTGGATCTCTGCTGATTCAAGTTCGAGGGCGTTGAGGCGGATTTGGAGGGTGGGTGAGGATCCATTCTCTTCGATGGCATCGGCTACGTTTTTGAGTTTCTTTTTATTTGCATTTTGCAGCGCGATAAGTTCACGGCGTTGGTCATCTTGTTCGGATGCAAGACCAAGTACCTGTTCAGACTGGAGGCGCTGCATGTCTCTGATATTTTCCGGGGTGTAGATCACGTCAATCAGTTGATTGATGATGGCGGTTTCGAAGGCTGGGCGGGGGATGCGCCCCTTGGTGCAGGATCCGCGTTTGCGATAGGCAAGGGTGCAAAGATAGGATTGGTATTTGTAGCCGGTCTTTTGATGGGATGTGCGACCATATAGAGGTGAGCCACAGCGACCACAGCGGGCAATGCCTGAGAGCAGAAATTCGGATGCCTGGCGGCGTGGGTGACGTGCGTCGCCTGATTTGATGTTCTGGGATTGCTTATATTGTTCCTGGATAAGTTGGACTTTATCCCATACATCTTTTGGGATTATGGCTTCACAATAGTTCTCGTAGATTTCGCCGCCGTATTCGAGAGTGCCGATGAATAACTTATTGGTCCAGAATGTGGCATAAGAGTTGATGGTTGAAAATAGTTTTGTGGCTTTTTGGATCTCATTGAGGGATGCGCCCTGGGCACGCATGTAGAAGGCTTTGCGGCAGCGGTTGATCCATTTTGGGTCTGGCACCCAGCGGTGATTCTTGCGTTCTTCGCCGGTGCGGGGGTTGATGGTGATGATGGGTTCACGCTTGAAGCCTCTGGGTGGAATGCCTGGCACGGCACCTTGCTTGACAAGGGCACGGAGACCGTCTTTTGTATCCATTGAGGTTTGGCGCGATTTTTCTTCATTGGAGATATCTATAAGGACTTCGACGAAGCGGGCGTAGGGTCCTTCTGGAATGTTATCTGTGA